GCTTGGACTAATTGGTGCTTAGAACCACTTCATAAAGAGATTTTCAGAATTCTGAAACATCTCCCAATGGATGGTACCTTCGACCAGTTAGCCCCGGTAAGAAATTACCGTGCATGGCCATCTGCTTACAGTCTTGATTTGACGGCTGCCACCGATAGATTGCCTATTTCGCTACAGATTCGAATCCTAGAAACTTTCTATGGAAAAGAATTTGCGGTGAATTGGGCGGCTCTATTGGTAGACCGAGATTATTACTTAGAGGATACTCGAAAAGAAATGAGGGTACAGGGGGTTCCTAACCATGGTTGGGTACTAAGGTACTCTGTCGGGCAACCGATGGGGGCTTTGAGTTCTTGGGCTATGCTAGCCTTAACTCACCACTTTATCGTACAAGCTGCTGCATGGCAGTCAGGTCTCGTTCCGAGAGGAACCCTCTATACTAATTACGCTATATTAGGGGATGATCTAGTTATCGGTGACATGAAAGTCAAGGATAAGTATTTGAGAATCATCGATGCGGTTGGGGTTGAATGCGGATTACACAAATCCGTCCTAAGCCAAAACGGGGTAGGTATTGAGTTTGCTAAGAAAACCTTTTATAAGGGAGTGGATGTAAGTCCAGTTCCTTTATTAGAGTTTATCACAGCAACCTATACCTTACCTTCCGCAATCGCGTTCGCTCATAAATACTCTTTAACTTTAGCCCAGTTGATTAAATCAATGGGGTTTGGTTATAAAGTATTAGGGCGACTCGACCAACACATCGGATCGTTTTCAAGAAAAGTCCGGCTTTTATATATGGCCTTTAACAGTCCTCTAATAACATCAGAATCCGATGTAACGGAATGGTTGGCTAAAGGAAATCAACATGTCCCAACTACCCTGGTTGAACCCCTGAAATTGTTTCAAAATGAAGTAACTACAATGGTTACCGCTCTTATATCCAAATCTTTCCGTTTTAGAACGGCAGATTGGATAACAGACTTTACTAAGAATTTTCGAAGTATGGTCTGGGAACGGTTTGGCTTAGTATACCTAACAAATATACTAGCTAAAGAAGTTAAAGAGACGGGGATCGTTGTTAGCGACGGAGTGGCGCGACGTTTCTGGGCGAACACCTGGAGAAAAGGAGATAGAGAAGTTCCTGTAGCCGTCTTTAACAGAGTTAAATCAGACTTGGAAGATCTCGACTTGTGGTTGGCTAGGGTTCTTTCGAACCTAGTTGGACCGCAAGTTGCTCTTTCTCGAGATAACATCAACAGAATACAAGGAGATATGACAATGTTAGGACCTCAAAACCGAATTGCGCAATCTTATGTTTATAGTTTACAAGCTCTCAAGGAAATTAATAACGTAAATGTTATTACTGACTTTAAGAGAGTAGACGATGAACTAAGACCGCGAATGGATGTAGTACAAATTAG